ACAACTCGTCGCAGCGGCGCAGCAGGCGTACTCAACGAACGGGATCGTCGCCGCGATCATCCAAGTCCGGATGATGCTCCTCGCCGAAGCGGTATTCAAATACCGCAACAAGGTCGACAAGTCCCTATACGGCGACGAGTCGCTGCGGCTGCTTGAGTATCCGTGGCCGAACGGCACCTCCGGTGACCTGTGGGCGCGGATGGAACAAGACGTGTCCGTCGCGGGGAACGCGTTCATCTGGAAAGCCGAACCTGACCGGCTCGTCCGCCTCCCGCCGGGTGAAGTAACGATCATCTCCGAAATCCATGAAGGCCCGACCGGGCGTTACCGGGAACCCGTCGGCTACGACTGGGATCCGTCGATGGGAACCGGGCTCCGTAGTGAAGGCGCGCAGACGTTCACCGTCGATGAGGTCGCGCATTGGGCGCCGTACCCGGACCCGTTGGCGAATTTCCGTGGGTTCTCGTGGCTCACCCCGGTGTTGCGGGATGTGGGCGCGGACTCGGGTATGACGATGTACAAGTCGATGTACCTGGACCACGGCACCCCCATCGCCGCCGTCCGGTACCCGGCCCGTCTGAAGCCGGAAACGATCGACTCCGCTGTGGAGCGGTTGCAGGCGAAGTACGGCGGTGTCGGGAACGCGTTCAAACCGTTGATCTTCGACCAGGGCGCGGACCCGATGCTCGGATCCGGGCTGAAAGACCTCGACTACGCGTCGGTGCAGGCAGCCGGCGCGGAACGTATCTGTTCCGCTGGTGGGGTCGACCCGATCATCGTCGGCCTCACCGGCACGGTGCGGGTTGTCGGCGCGGCGTATGCGGATGCGATGCGCCGCTTCGCTGATTTGACCGCTCGCCCGTTGTGGCGTTCGGGGTGCGCGGCGTTGGAGAAGTTCGTTCCGATCCCGCCGAAGGGTGTCGAACTCTGGTACGACACCTCCGATATCGCTGCGTTGCAGGCTGCGGAGACGGAACGGGCTCAGGTCACCCAAGTCAACATGGCCGCCATGCTCACCGGTGTGCAAGCGGGGTTCACCCGTGAGTCGGTCAGGGCTGCTGTGGTGTCTGCGGACCTGTCGCAACTCGTGCCGGACCCGAACGCGCCACCGCCTGGCACTCAAGGCGGCCGCACGGGCACCCCGCCGGGTGGTGGGCAGGTGTTGACGCAGGCGCAGACCCCGGCGTCGAAGACACCGCAGCCGGCGTCGTTCCCCGACTCCGCAGTGCTGACTTCTGGGTCCGCGAAGAACCCGACAGCCGCAGCGCTGAACGGTCACTGACATGGCTGGGCTGGCTCACGAGAAAGTCGGCCACACCGAACAAGGACTGTGGCATCACAAAGGCTGGCAGTTACCCGCCTACATCCAGCACGTCGCCAACGACCTCATCTCGTCTGGGCACAGCGAGTCGCGGGCGATTGAGATGGCGGTCGGGATCGTCCGGAACTGGGCACACGGCCACGACGGACACGGCCACGCCATCCACCCGGACACGGCAGCGAAAGCAGCAGCGGCGATCGCCGAATGGGACGCGTTGAAAGCCAAGGCAGCCGCAAGTAAAGCATCATCCTCGAGGAGAGCAGGCATGGCCGACACTAGGGCTCCCTACGGCAACGTGGAATACGCCGACCCCGGCTATCTGGACGCGGACGGCAACCCAGTCTCCAAGTCGGGGAATAAGGGCGTTCAGCGGTACCCGATCGACGCGGAGCATGTTCAAGCCGCCTGGGCGTACATCAACAAGGAGAAGAACGCCGGGCAGTACACGGCTGAGCAGCTGTCGGCGATCAAGGGCCGGATTAAGGCGGCGATGAAACGCCACGGCCACGACGTCTCCGACGACACCGCTTCGCAGGGCGCTAGCCGCAGCGACACCGCCTACACCCGGTCATTCGGGTTGGAGGACATCTCGATCCGCGCCGGCGACGGGCGCACCGTCGACGCGTATGCCGCCGTGTTCGACCTGTCCCAACCGATTCGTGACCAGGACGGTGAGTACAACGAGATCATCGACCGTTCCGCGTTCAACGGTGCCCTCGCGAACGCCGCTCCGTCCGGTGGCCGGGAACGGTGGCGTGTCGGCGTGTTCTACAACCACGGCCGAACCATCTGGAACACCCCGTCTGACCTGTATTCGATGCCGGTCGGGGTCCCCCTCGAGATCCGGGCTGACGGGAAAGGCCTGTTTACCCGCACCAAGTACCTCCCGGGGCCGCTCGGCGATTCCATCCTCGACGCGATCCGTGAAGGCTCAATCACCGGGTATTCGTTCTCCGGTGCTTTCACCCGATCTGATCCGGACCCGCGCCGCGCGGGACGGATGCGCGCCGACCGCGCTGGCAGCCTGCCCACGGTGCGCCGGATGGAATCCACGCTCCGGGAATACGGCCCCACCCCGTTCCCCGCCTACGCCGACGCGTCGATCGTCGGGATGCGCGCGGAACAAGCAGCGATGCTGCTATCTACGATGCCCGCCGACGAGTTCGACCGGTTCCGGGCCATGTTCGTCGCGGTAGCGGCGGTAAGCGACCTCCCCGACACGGGGGGCGTCACCGAAGCGGAGCCCCCAAAGCCTGCTGCTCGGTCACTGAAAGAACAGCTCGACGCCGAATGGCGAGAGTTCATGCTCAGGCACAGAAAGGACTGAGAATCGATGCCTGACGACCAGCAGCAGGGCACGCAGTACCGCACCCTGCAGGACATGGAGACCCGGCTCCGGACCCTCCAATCCGAGATCGACAAGGTTCATGCGCTTCCGGAACCCAGCGAAGAAGACTTCACTTGGCAGGGCACCTGCATCGCCGAGTTCGACGAACTTGACGAGAGAGCCAGCAAGCTGCGGCAGCGGATGGCTGACGTCGAGCGCATCGCAGCGCGCGGGCGTGACCCTGAGAATCGGGAGGAAGCCGTCCCCTTGTACGGGTCACGCGGCCCAGAGGTGATGATCCGCTCCGACCCGCTCGAGGACATCGTCCGTGTGGAACGGAACCTCGTCGCTCCCGAGGAGTTGCAGGCCCGCGCGCAGACCCTTGTCGAGAACGACAACCGTCGCAGCGCCTGGAAACTTTCCGACGAGAAGGCGCAGGTCGCTACCCAACTCACTGAGATCGAGGAGGGTTCGCAGATCGCGCGGCACATCCTCCTCACCGGCCGCGAGGATTACCGGCAGGCGTTCCGGCAGTACATGCGTTCCGGCAACCCGTACGTGATGGAGTCCTGCCCGGGCACTATCTCAATGCGCGCGATCCAGTTGGCGAACGCGTCCGGCGGGTACCTGCTGCCGTACGTCCTCGACCCGACGATCGTGCTCACGAACAACGCTTCGGCGAACCCGTTCCGCCGCATCTCCCGGATCGTGCAAACCACAAGCAACGCATGGCAGGGTGTTAACTCCGCTGGTGTGAACGCTGCACTGGTCGCTGAAGGCGCCACCGCCGCTGACGCTGCGCCGTCGGACTTCGCGCAGATCCAGGTCGCGCCGAAGAAGTTCGCGGCGTGGGTGCTGGCCACCTACGAAGCCGCCGACGACACCAACTTCGGTGAGCAACTGCCGGGCCTGTTCTCCGACGCGAAGGACCGGATCGAGTCGCAGTACTTCGCGACCGGTTCCGGCACCAACGCCCCATTGGGGATTCTGTCGGCGATGGGCACCGGTTCCCGGGTCGCCCCTGGCACGACGGGTACTGCGTTCAACGGCACCGCAGCGATCCCGGACGTCACGAACCTGCAGGCGGCGTTGCCGCCAAGGTTCCGGCAGTCCAGCCGGGCGGCGTTCGTCGGGAACCTCGTGATCCTGAACAAGGTCCGGTCGATGGACCAGTACGGCGGCGGCGGGTTCTGGGCGAACCTCACGTCGAACACGCCGGCCAGCCTGGTTGGGCAGCCGGTGTACGAGGCGTCGGACTTCTCATCCACCACCACCGGCACCTCCGCAGCGTCCGGCACCGCTTCCATCACCCTCATGTTCGGCGACTGGAACCAGTTCATCATCGCCGACCGTGTCGGGGTCAGCATGCTGTACGACCCGATGATCAAGGGCACCGGCGCGTCGGCGCAGCTTCCCGCGGGGGAGGCAGGATGGTATATGTTCTGGCGGACCGGTTCCACCACCGGCACTACCGCCGGGTTCCGTTACCTCACCATTTCCTGAATGGTCACCGGCGGCGACGTCACCGTCGTCATCCCGTCGTTGCCGGAACGCGCGGCATGGTTGGAGCGGGCTGTCCGGTCAGTGGACCGGCAGTCCGCGCCACCCGCCGACATCATCATCCACGTCGATCACGCCCGGGCTGGCGCAGCTACCGCCCGCAACACCGCGCTCGCTAAAGTAACCACCGAGTGGGTGGCGTTCCTCGACGACGACGACGAATTCCACCGCGACCACCTCGAAACCCTAATCGCGGCCGCCAACAAATCGGGCGCGGACCTAGTGTCCAGCAACGGTGAACCGGACATACGTGGGTGGCGGAACGTCCTGCAATGCTGCTATAAGGGTATTCTCGTTACTGGGGCGGAGCATATCCCGTGGGGTCCTCAGCAGATGGACCACTTGGACGCCCGCCAAGGCGTCCGGTGCCCACACTGCAACGGCAAACGCGGGAACTTCATCCTCGTCACTAACCTCGTCCGCATGGATCACGTTGAGAAAGCCGGTGGATTCCCGCAGCCGGGGTCGATGGGCACCAGTTTCGCCGGCTGGGCGGCTGAGGATTACCTGTTCCTGCTGGCGCTCCGCGACACCGGTGCCCGATTCCACCACGTAACCGGTCGCTGCACATTCACCCGACACCACCACGCAGGCAACTCGGAGCGGCGGTTCACCGCCCCCAGGGTGGACTGTCCACACCCGGACCGGTGGCACTCCACCGACGACCAGTCAACCGAGATCGAGGTCGCCGAATTGGTCGCCGCGATGGTCACCGCGACACAACCGGACTTCGTGATCGAGACCGGCACAGCGTACGGGCAGACAGCGGAACTGATCGGCCGGGCCTTGAAACGAAACGGGCAGGGCCAACTCGTTACCCTCGAGGTCGACCCGGAACGGGCATCGTCCGCGGAGAAACGGTGCCAGGGTTTGCCGGTCGAAGTGGTGCAGGCGTCAAGCCTCGAATACACCCCGCCAGGCCCGGTCGACTTCGTGTGGTTCGACAGTCTATGCGATTTGCGGCCAGTCGAGTTCCGACGCTGGCTGCCTTACATGCATGACCGGACAGTGGTCGGGTTCCACGACACCGGCCCCCAGCATCCCGTCCGCAAACTGCTGCAACCACTCGAGACTGAGGGGTTGATCACCCCCCTCTATCTGCCGACGCCGCGTGGTGTCTGCTTCACGCGTGTCACACCGAAGATCGGTTGAACATGCCTCTCACGTCTCAGACGGGCGCCCTGATGCTGTCCGTCCCGTCAAAATCTGAGGAGAACGCTGTGGGTGACTACGACGAGCATGAGGGTCACGACCCGAAGAAGGAAGACGAAGCCGGGCAGCCCGAGGTCGAGGTGAAGGCGGAGCCGAAGCCGGAACCGAAGCACACGTCGCCGGCGAAGAAGGTCGACGACAAGTAACCCGTCCACATCTAGGCCGGAAGCCCGGGCGTTACCCATGACGTCCG